GTGGTGAGGGATATGATACCACACCTATAGTTACAATCACTCCTCCAATATCAGCAGACTCAAGTGTATCACTTGGAGGAACATTTACATTCAACGAAATTGTAACTGGTTCTATCTCTGGGTCAACAGCAAGAGTCAAAGAATGGAATGGTGTAACAGATGTTATGGAAGTTGGAATTATTGACGGTAGTTTCGTTTATGGAGAGTATCTAACTGGTTCTGAGTCGGGTGCAAAATATGTTGTTGGTAGCGTAAATACTGATGATTTAGTCACACCTTATGCTGATAATGACACAATTGAGTCTGAAGCAGATGTAATTATAGACTTCTCATCAAGTAATCCGTTTGGTATGCCATAAATAAAGGTATAGTGCTTCAAAATAATGTTTGAGTATTTTTATAACGAGATCTTTAGATCCGTAATTATTGGATTTGGTTCCCTTTTTAATGGCATTCAAATCAAACATAAGGATGAGAATGATGATACTCAGAGTATTATCAAAGTTCCTCTTGCTTATGGACCAACTCAGAAGTTTCTGGCAAGACTGAAACAGAATCCTGATTTAAATCATCCAGTTCAAATGACACTTCCAAGGATGTCATTTGAATTTACGAATCTTCAATACGATCCCTCCAGAAAATCTACTCAAACACAGCAGTTTGTTGTAACATCTGCTGATGGCACAGAAGAAAGGAAGTCATACCTCCCAGTACCATATAACATGACAATCACTCTTTCAGTTTATACAAAACTGAATGATGATATGCTTCAAATTGTTGAACAGATTGTACCATATTTCCAACCAGGTTATACTCTCCCTATTAAGTTTTTAGGTAACTTCAATGAAGTTTTGAATGTCCCTGTTGTTCTTGAGAACATCGACATGACTGATGAGTATGAAGGAAACTTTGACACAAGAAGAGCTCTTCTCTATACATTTACATTTACCGCAAAGACCTATGTCTTCGGTCCTCTGAAGGATGTCTCTAACGATATCATTAAGAAGGTCACTGTTGGTTACATTGCTGGGTCTAAGTCTAATAAGTATGAGAGAGATGTTACTTATCAGGTCACACCAAGAGCTATCAAAGATTATGATGGTGTAGTAGCAACACTTCTTGCCGAAAATGTTGATATGAATGAGACTGTGATTGATGTTGAAAATGGTTCAGCAATCACAGAAGGTTCTTACATCTATATCGACCAAGAAGAGATGTATGTTGAGACTGTTGCAGACAATAAGTTGGTGGTAAGGAGAGCTGAAGATAAGTCTCCTCTTCAGAACCACGTTCTTGGTTCTAAGGTCTACACTATCAATAACAATGATAATGTACAAATAGAACTTGGAGATGATTTCGGGTTTGATGGTAATGTCTTCTGAGGTTAACCTATGGATAAGTATGAAAAGCTCAACGAAACATTTGATGTCGAACCGATTGAAGTTAAGAAGGATGATGTCGAAAAACAAATCACAAAATTTGAAAACTCCAACGAGGATATTCGTAAAGACTACGAGTATACGAGGGGTAATTTATATTCCATCATCGAAAAAGGACAAGAAGCAATCAACGGTATCTTAGAACTTGCTCAAGAAAGTGAAATGCCTCGTGCATATGAAGTTGCAGGTCAATTGATTAAAAACGTTTCTGATGCAACAGATAAGTTGATGGATTTACAGAAAAAACTTAAAGATGTAAATGAGGGGGAGAAGAAAGGACCTACTTCCGTAACTAATAATGCACTTTTTGTTGGCAGTACAGCAGATTTACAAAAAATGCTAAAAAACGTCAACAAAGAACTAAATAGTTAAAAAAGAGAAATGGCTGCCACTCCTACAATTAATATTGTAATTCCCCAAGGTGCAGACTTCAGTGAAGCATTTACTTCCAAAGAGTCTGATGGCACCCTTTCAGACCTTAATGGATATACTGGTGTATCAAAGGTAAAGAAATATTCGGGGTCACCAACTGCTTATGACTTCACAGTTGGTATTAATACTGTTACCTCAGAAGTCTCTATTGCAATGACAGCAGCAGTAACTGTCGCTATTAAACCAGGAAGATATTATTATGATATTGTTCTAACATCGTCAGGTGGTAGTGTTTCAAGAATGGTGGAAGGTTCTGCTATGGTGACTGCAGGAATTTCGACTTAATCAAATGCCGGTTATCAAGAAATCAGCCTCTGGTTCCAATAACGTAACTGTTAGTGGTTCTTCATCTAATGTGATAAGGAGTGCATCTTCAACTTTATCTGTCACATCATCAACAACATCTCCAAGTACGGTAACTTCAACATCGACTTCAATAGTCAACATAATAGAGAATGTAGAATTTGCGGAATTGAGAAGATTGAGAGATGTAAATTTTGGGGATTTGGATTCTAGTAAGGATGGTTTTATTGTTTCATATAATGAAACTAGTGACAAACTTGAATTAATTTCAGCGGATGATTTACTTGTTGAAGCTGTTGCAGATAATGATTTACCTGATGTATTTGTAGAGCAAGTTGTAGAAGAAGCTTCCTCACTTACTGGTAGTATTGATGGTGGTTCATTTGTATGAGAACTACAAGATTACTAGAGGACACCAATTTTGGTAGTTTGGTTGGTAAGAATAAGTATGTTTTGAAGTACAATGCGACCAATAACAAATTTGAATTGGCAAATATAGATTTGAAACTTATCCAATCTGCAACAGATGATGATGTAGCAGATAGGTTCATCGAAGTTATTGAACCTTTTATTGATGTTGATGTCACAGAAGATTATGGCACGTTCTAAATAGTAAAAAATATCTCTCAAATGAATGACTTAGGAGATTTCTTCTCCCTAATTGGAGAGGAGAAGAAGAAAAAGGAAGAAAAGAATAAAGAAATAATTGGAGAGGTATCCCTTGGCGACCTTTTCACAAGTCTGAGTGAAGAAAAAAAGAAGATAAAGCAAAAAAGACTAAAAGAAGAAAAAGAATTAGAAAAAATTAAAAAAGACGCCAAGATATTTGAATCTTTCTTATTTTCAGAGGCACCATCAACTCAAGAAAAAACTACAAAGGCAGTAGGTATTCTTGAAACAGAATTAAAGAATTTAAAAAATACCTCATATAAGTCAATTGATAGATTGATGAAAGGTATTTGTGCGGATTATAATATTACTCCACAACAATTACACGATGGGTTTAAACAAAAACATAATCTGATTCCCGACGAATGGATTAAACAACAAAATGAGGAAGTAGATACCACTGATTGGAAAGATAATTACAAACCTTATGAGATTGAGTCTGAAGATATAATCAAACCAGAACCACTTCAACCAACTCCAGGTTCAGAAAAATTTGAGGAAGAAGTAGAAATCTCAGAAAATATTGAGAAGTCGATGGAACTTCTGGATAAGTTGATTCCAGAGGAAGAAAGGATTAATGACTCTGAGACAGAGATGTCTAGACTCAAGAGAGAAGTAGACCAATTAAGGAAGATGGTCTATGAGACTGTCAGAACTGCTACTGCTCAAGGAGGAGGTGGTGAAGTTCGTCTTGAGTTCTTAGATGATGTTGACAGAGATGCAGCAAAAGTCAATAATAAAGTTTTGATGTATCAGTCATCCACAGGGAAGTGGATTGGTACTGATGCTGGAAGTGGTGTTGACCTTGGACCTCTTTCAGATATTGCTGCTACTGACCCAACAACAATCACAGATGGTTATTCATTGGTATTTGATTCTTCATCTGGCCAGTTTATTGCAACCTCTGGTGCCTCTGGAAACGCAACATCTATTGCAGGTTATGCTATCACAGGTACTCCCACAGACGAAAAAGTTCTTATCTTCAACGAATCTGGAAGTCAGTGGGAATACGAATCACCATTTACTATTGTGGACTTGTCAGATGGTGTATTGGATGGGCAGCAAGACTTTGGTGCATTTGAATAAATAAACATATAGGTTTAAGAAAAAAACATGGCTTCTCCAACCCTTAAATTTAAAAGAGGTGCCTTTGCAGACCTCCCAACACTTGCAGTTGGCGAACCAGGTTTTACTACAGATAAGTATCAACTGTACATCGGTTCTCCTGCAGGTAACCAATTAATTGGTTCTGGTAATTTTTGGAATGCGGAAGATACTACGAAAGGTGGTGGGATTAAATTATATGAAGCAACAAATAATGGTACAGATTTTGTTGAACTTCAGGCTCCTGCAACACTCACAGGTATTCAAACTTTCACAGTTCCTGGAACTGATGGTTCTGCCAACCAAGTTCTTTCAACTAATGGTTCTGGAGTACTTTCATTTGGAGACCTCAATGTATCAGTAATTGATATTGATGGGGCGACAGATATTGGTGGTGATATCAC